GGCGGCACCGTCCGTCCGGGTTTCCATTTGGCACTCGAACGTCCCAGTAACTCCGCGGGGGAGGAGAATCCTCCAAGAACCCCGCGGGTACTGGTCCGTCGAGCGCCCTGGGCGGGCGAGTTTTCTCAGCCTGCCCAGGTGGAGCCCTTCGGCGGTGCCAGGGCGCCGGCTCCTCCAGTGGGGGGGCCGGGCGGGGCGTGGGAGGATTACCCTCCTCTCCCGCAGCGGGGGGGCCTTACCGGGTCTGAGTTATCTCGACCCGGCGGCTCCCCGGCGACTTCCCCCCTCCGGGTCGGGGCGCGGCCGCGTTTGCGGAACCGCGCCCCCTCGCCTGGAAGGAGGGATCGCCTGCTGTGGGGTAAGGAGGTCCTCTCTGCCCTCGACGCGGCCCTCCCCCACAGGGAGGCCGGCGCCGCTCACAGGCTTCAGGCGAGGCTTCACCACCTCGGCACCCTTACGGGGGTCGAGGAGGCCTTGCGCGACTTGAAGGCCACCTCCGCCCGGGCCAGGGAAACCTGGCTTTTGGGCGGGGGCGACCGAACGGCTGCGCAAGTGTCCTACGTCGGCCGCGCGCTGCCCCCGGGAACGGGGGATCAGTGCACGGCGGCGTTGGTTCAGCATCGCCTGGACCTGTCCAGGGCCTGGGAGACCCCCTTGGGGGTCCTCCAGGGGGCGAGAGCGTTCGCCCGGCGGTGGGCCACCCGGTTCTGCCTTTCGGCAGACCGGATGGCCGCCCCCGACCTCCCCACCCTCTCCAGTTGCCTGGAGAAGACGGTTCGGGAGGGGGGCCTCCGCGCGCAGGTCCGCGAGCTCGGGGTTCACCCCGAGGCCGCGGCACTCGTCGCGGAGCACGTCCGGGACGGAGCGCTCCCACCCCAGGACGTCGAGGCCTTGGTCCTCGACGCGTCCCTCTTGCTCCACTTCCGAGATGGGGCCGTCGCCCAGGGAGGAGATCCTCCCCGGGCTCGTGCCTTGACCATCAAGGAGCGGGGCTTGAAGGTACGCGTCGTGACCAAGAGTCCGACGTTCCTGCACCTGGCCGGTCACGTGGCGCGGAAGCGACTACTAGCTGGGCTCCGCAAGGATCCCGCGTCTCGCTCCCCCCTTTTGGGGGTGGCGGACGCGGACATCGTAGGTGCCCTCCTTGGTGCGTCGGCCGAGACGGTTGTCTCGACCGACCTCCAGAGGGCCACCGACCTCCTCCCCCGCGACCTCTTAGAGGCCGTGGTGGAGGGGCTTGCGGAGTCGGGCCGCTTTACCCAGGTGGAGCTCACCGCTCTGGGGTTCTGCATAGGACCCCAGTTGGTGAGCTACCCCGCCGCTACGGGCCTCCCCGACGTTGTTACGTCCGGGGGGGTGCTGATGGGCCTCCCGGTTTCGTGGGCCCTCCTTTCCCTCGTCCACCTATTCTGGTGGTCGGAGTCTGTGAGGACCCACGCCCTGGAGCTCCGCCAGCCCGCGGGTGCCGTCTTCGCGCGCAACCGATTTACGGTTTGCGGCGACGACGGCCTCGCGGCCGTCGAGGCGCCGGTCGAGGCTCGCTATGCGGGCCTCGTCCGCGCCTGCGGCGGTGCGCCGTCTCCAGGCAAGCACGCGGTGGTGAGGGGTTCTACCTCTCCCCGCTGCGTGTTCTTGGAGCGGCTCTTTGTCCTCTCG